ATACACATGGGATTGAAGTGAAAGAATTGAAAGAAACATATTATGAAGTATCGCCATACATTTATGGATATGTAACAGTAGAATTTATGGAAACATTATGTTTATTGCATGGTGGTATTAAGTAATGAAACTAAGAATTCAAGACAAAATAATGTAACCGCAAAGGCAGTTAGGAGAATAAATACCTAGCTGCCTATTTTTATTTACAAGGAGGAACGAATTATGTACGATTTCACAAAAAATGAAATGGAAATTATTATAGATAACTTGATGGCATTTATTGCAAACTTTGGTAAACCACGGATTAAGCGAGGAGATGACGGAGAAAGTTTCTATGTATTCACTGATGATTCAGATTCATGGAGACAGTATTGTTATAACATTGATTATCTCAATGGATGGTTATATGGCTGTGTACAAGCAGCTTGTGAAAATCCAAAGCGAGATGAAGAAATGAGAGAAATGTGTGATAGTGCAAGTTTTAGAGAAAGATATGCAGTGTTGCATGGAGAAAGAGAAACGAAAAATATCAGTGGACATAAGTGTTATATGTTTACATATTCAGAAGATGACGAATACCAGGATGCAAACGGAGCTTTGTATGACACGATAACAAAAAATTGGAGAAGTTAGAAAGGCAGGTTGTTGATATGATGAAGTATGAAATTGAAAAAAGAGATTTTGGTAGTACATGGGTACATGTAATAGGTAAAAATGCAAAACAGGAAACAATGGTGATAGAAATTGTACACTGTGAAAATCCAGGAGGCAAGAACTCACTTCCTTATCTTTGGTATAAGGATGGTTGTACAGACAAAGTTATGGAAACTTATATTGGTTGTCATACTTATGTACATGATTCAGAAAATAGCTGTTATGGCATATATAACCCAACGGAAAAGTTAAGCGATGATGGTAAGCGAAATGTAATTAACTTTGATTGGTTGCTTGAAGATACAGAGGAAAATAGAAAGAAAATCATTGAAGCATGTATAGAGCTGTTTGAAGCAGCTAAAGGCAAAAGTGCAACCGAAAAGAAAATCGAACATGTGATGGAAGTTGCAAAAGAAAAAGGTATAAAAGTTGTATCTGAAATACCTGAAGGATGGAAGAAAAATCCACTCATGACAGATCCTTGGGGAGCTGTGACTATTGATAACGGAAAACCAATTTTCGTTAATCACAAAATAAATCCAGAATATCAGAGAATGTTTTTGATTTAAAAGGAAGGTGAGTAATATGTTACCACAGATTAATTACGATAGAAAGTTTCTTGCGAAGTTAAAAAGCAATTACTTCAATGCAAAAGCATTATATGAAACGGTAAAAGAAAATGCAGAAGAAATTGAAAGAAGGATTCTCGCAGAAAATGAGTTCTATGAAACGGAAGAAGTCGCAGAAATAAGGGAGAAAAGAGGTGGGGATGGAAAGCCAAAACGGATTCTCGAACCAAGCATGACTTACATGATGGATTTAGATAATGAACTGCCACGGTTTATTGATTTATGTTATCCAAAATATGTCAAAGCAGGAATTGCAGATCCAAGAGGAAAGGGATATTGTCCTGATGCACAGTCAAGAGAATTGCTACTTGAAGCAACAAAGCAGCTTGTAGAATATGGAATTGATATTATCCCAGATGAATTTGGTGAAAAAGAAACCTTGCGTAAGGCGGTTCAACATATCAAATGGAGAGATAAAGTGCTTGATTTAGTATTAAGGCTAGAAAGTGACGAGGTGAAGAATTATGCAGAAAACATTGATGGAAATGTTAATTGAAGCAGGTTATCCAAAAGAAGAAATGGATCATCATTGTTCTGACTTGTATGTATATGTAACACCACTTACAACAAAGGTAATTGAAGAATGGTGTAAGGCACATGATTATAGAATGGCTTGGCATTGTCCCACATTTAAAGACCAAATAACAGGCAAAATGATGTATGATTGTGCATTTCAGTGGTATGAAAATTAGCAGGAAATTGTAATTTAGAAGGGAGAGCTGTTATGTACTATTTAACAAAAAAGAGCATGAAAATGCTAGTAGAAGAAATTGTGTATGCTGTACATGAATCAGAAAATGATGAGAAGGCAAAAGAATGGGTACAGGAAGTTCTTGAAGACAGAGGAATTGTAGAAGTGGAAGAAGATGTTGATTTGGAGAAAATGAAAATCGCAGAAAAAGAGGTGAGAAAATGTATAGAGACTATGAGAGTCCTGGGCTT